ATGCATTCGTATATGCATGTTGATACGAATTACCACTCCCCACGTGTGCATTATAATCAGGGTCTGGTTTAATATATATTTTACCACTTAATTTATAATATTTTGGAAACATTTTAGTAGGGAAAGACAAACTATCAGATTCATCAGCAGAATGTATACTAGCTGGAGGTATTTCTGATGCTATTCTTTTTTTAGCACCATCTTTACGATACACCGCTAATATTTTATCATACGCTAAATCAGAACCATTTCCAATAACACTTGCTCCAGTACTATCAAATCCATTAATTTCTACTTCAGAAGCAATAGACCATAAAAACTTTTCAGGCAAACTAGATACAATAAATTTAGCACCTGCATTTAGATGTTCTACTAAAAATCTAGCTTTAGAAGCGTTTCCAGTTATATTATTTACTTTTTCCCATAATTTCATATATATCTCCTATTCGCAAATGGGTCCCCGTAGGGAGAAAGGAGGTAAAGAACCTACAAAGACCCAATGCAAATTATCTATTCGGTTATACCCAAATAGCGTGTGATTCTGGCATCATATACTCAAAACCAGCTTCAGTTAGAATCATATCGACTCTCTTATCAACACCTGAGTTTTCTAAATTCTGAACTCCGACATAAATAGAAGTGTCTCTGTTAACTCCATTACCAACTAGTGGTCTGTATTTAACGTGATTCATGTTAAGTGCTAAGATTTTAACGTGTGAACCGTCTAAAGCAATACATCTAGCAACATTCATGTTACCATATACTGTAGAAATTTCAGTTACGTCTAATCCCATTACTTTTTTACGACCAGTTACCGCTAGGTCTGCGCCAAATAATGCTTGATTTCCAGCATTTGAAGCACCAGCATTAGTTTGACCAATGCCAAGATTCTGTTTAAAGAATCCGCCTAGTTTATGCAACCAAGTGTAAACTTCAGTACTACATAAGAATACTGTAGCTGCGTCTTGATTGTATCTTGGGTCTTGGTATCTAGACATGTCTTGTAAGAAATCGTCTATAGTCTTAGCGCTAGTCCAAGAAAATAAATTTCCATAATTTAAAACATAGTCTACTGCACCTTGGGTATGTGCGATTGAGTCTTGACTCACTTGTGTACTAAATAGTCCAGCGTGTTCAATATCCCATTTGTGTTCAATTAGCTTGTCTTTCCAAACTCTTGCCCATTCGTTTGGTTCATACTTTAGAGCTGTTGCTCTTGCAGTATTAGTCATACCGAATTGAGTTCTAAAAATTTGAGTTTGTCCATAGCCAGTTGAATATGGATTGTCTTTCCACTCTTCGTTAGTTAGAGAAGAACCTTCTTCGTGAGCATTACCTACTACGTAACTTCTTCTACCTTCTAAGTCTTCAGCAATATCTAATGAAGCTACTGCTGCTACGTTAGCGTCACTTCTCATAGCCGCATTTTCTAAAGAACCAGTAGGAAATCTTAAAATCTTTCCTTTAAGTTCAATAACTTCTGCTGCATTAATTGAGCCACCGCCAATGTTAAGTGTTTCGCCTGCGCCTGATGGTCTAACTTCAGTTACTCTAAATAACATATAATCAGTTGGAGCACCGCCTTGAGCTGTTGATGTAGTAGGAACTTTAATTACTTGACCTTTTTGGAAAAACTCAGGTCTTGTTGCTACGTCACCAATTTTGATTGCGCCATTAGTTTGTGAATATACATTTTGTAAATTACCTGCAGATTTATAATCTGAAGCAAATATTAATTGTAATTCATTTCCTACAGCGTCAATAACAGCATCACCTGCTAGCTTTTTAAAAGCTGCATCGTTTACTACTGTTCCACTTGCTTTTCTGAAACCTACACAATATGCGTATCTTTTCATAAAAGAGTGTCTTTTTTCTGTGAATTTAAATTGTGGGTCATCCGTTGGCTTTTTAGCTAGTGTTGACACTAATCTAAAGAACGGAGTTTGAGCAAGAGACAATTCAGAAAATCTCTCACTAAAGTCGTATCTTCTACGTAAATCACCTGTAGACAATGCTACATCATTACGATAGGATTCGGTTAACCCAGTACTAGTAGCTATCGCTAAAGGACTTGCTACTGGATAGTCTTGGTCAGCCATAATAATCCTCCTAAGGGTTTATGGGTTTGTTTACATTAACTTATCTAACCCAGCACCTTGAGCTAACAACTTGTCAAAAACGGCATCGTCTACTGATTTTTCTTCTCTTTGTACATTCCCACTAGAAGCAACGCTTGTTGGCATTTGTCTTACATTTTTCATTTGTTGTATTACTTCTTCACGAGCATTACCTGCTACTTGCGTATCTCGGTTATCTCTATTTTTTAAATAATAAACATCTTCTAATGAAAGTCTATGTGATTTTGCATAATTCATTAAATCTTCATAATCTTCTTCAGAAACATTGTGCTTTGTTTTAAAAGCTGCTTCTTCTGAAGCTTTACGAGATTGCATGGATTGTTGTTTTGCAAAATCTCCCAATCTTCGTTGTACTACCCCATCTACTGTTGCGTTAAACAATTTCGCAGATGATGAATTAGGGTCTGACAAAGCATCGTCATAATCAAAAACAAAATCTTCGTCTAAACCTAGTTGCTCTTTTACACTCGTTGGAGCTGAGCCGCCACCCTCAAAATAACCTCTCACATGAGAAATTAAATTAGGGTCTTCTTTCATTGCATTTAGTAAAGGCATATAAGGTTCTAACTCATTTAAACGAGTGTTAAGTCGTTTAGCTTCTCGAGAAGAATCCGAATATCTCTTTTCTAAATTAGCTACATCCATTTCTGGTTGAGCTTGTTGCTCTTGAACAGGTTCTTGTTGGAGAACTTGCTCTTCTTGAGCTTGAATTGGCTGGTCTAGTGTTTCACCCATAACTTGTTTATCAAGCTGAGAAAAAAAATCTTCAGCCACAGTATCATCTTCCTGTGGGGTTACTGAATTTTCTGCTTTAATAGCATCATCTTCTAGTAAGTTGTCCGTGTTCATATTTTCATTCATACTGTACTCCTTTTAATTTACAGTTATTTATCTTTATTTGCAACATTGTTTTTCTGTTGCATTTGCATTTCTTTTTTAGCTAAATCTACAGTGTCTTTCATACGACCTTGCAATAACTTCTGTTCAGCTTGAGTTTGGGTTAAAGTTCTATCTAATGTTTTTGTACCTTCATTAATTTTATCTTTAATTCCCGCTTGTACTAATTGTCTTTCTAATGTCTCTATTGTTCCTTCTTGGTCTTTTACTTGCTCTTCGTAAGAAGCAATTTGTGATTGCATTTGAGAATACATACTTTTTCTTTGTACTAATTGTTTTTTATTTCGTATGTCTGTTTGTTCTAACATTGCAATATCATCAATTAAGCCAGCTTGATACCATTTAAAATATTCGTCTAATAGCGCCCAACGATTTATTGGTTGAGTTGAACCTGCTACTATTCTAATATCAAAATCGGCTCCTTGATAATCATTAAATTTTTCAACAACTGCTCCAAAATCATTATATATTGGAATATTAATTGAAACTTCTTGTACTGTCCCTTCTTCATTTCCAGCTTCTGGTTGAACAATTCTAAATACTTTTTGAGTACTATAAGTATATTGAGCCATTTGTTTAAATACTTTACCTACTTGTTCTAAGCAAGGCTCTATAACATTATTAACCCATTGTCTAATTCTTCGTGTTCCATATTCATCCATAGCCAACATACCACGATATGTTTCGTGACTATCTTGCCCTACACCTTGCATACTAGATGAAATACCACTAATGTATTCTATATCATTTTTACCTTGTTGGGTAACTGTATAAAAAGCATTATTAATTGGTAAAGGCTGAACAGCTGCTGGAGGGTCAAATCCTTGTCTATATTTTAACATAGCTCCAGGAGAACTTGAATATTTTTCCCACTCTTCTTCATCTACACTACCTTCGGTATATAGCCATCTTAAATTACTTGCAAGATTTGCATTATGTAGCATTATTTGATGCGCTTTATTAATTTCTCTTTGTTTTCCAATTAAAGGCAAAACAGCTCCTACTAAATAAGGAGTATTTGTATGAGTATAACATACTGGTACAATCGGATATTCAGTTATAGGAAGTATTGTTTCGTATAAATACATATCGCCAACTGAAGCGCAAACTTTAATTTGAGTTTTATAAAAATCTATAATATCTACAACTTGATTTCTAAACACAGGTTCTTTCATATTTAAATCAAATTGCGTTTTTTCCATAGTCGCTTGAACAGTCTTAGTTTGAGTTTCTACAAGTTGAGCTTCCATTAAAGCTTGTTGTTCTTCTAATTTAGCTAAATTTTCTCTTTGTAGTTTTTCAATTTCAATGTTCATTCTTTCTTCTATGATTTCACCTTCTACAACTAAAGCTTCTAACTCTTTTTGTTTTTCCATAAGAGCTACTTGCATTTCTTTTTGCATTTCTTCTATTTGAAATTGAGTTTGTTGTTTTATATCAATTAATTCTTGTTCTGTTGGAGGTTGTTTCATCCACAAATTAACATAAGCGACTTTTTCTTTAGAATATACTTCGTAAAAATCTAGAATTTCATCTTGTTCTCCTTCTAAAGTATGCGCTTCTTGTTCAATATCTCCAGGTTGTATAGTTTCTGAATCGTGAACATCTCTCATAGAATATTGTTTAGTTTGTATTTGCCCACTAGCACGTACAATTTTTTTCTTGAAATCTGGTAACATACTAATTAAAGCAGTTTTAGATAAGTTTTTTTGAACTATAATATAGTTAGCGTCACGAAATAAAAAATCTCTACTAGTAGGGTCTACATATACATCGTAAGGGTCAATAGTTTTAAAAACTACTTCTCCCATACCTCTATCAGCATCTGGGTCTACTTCTACTTTAAAAAATCCTAAACCTTTTACTAAAGAATCTTGTATAACATTACTGAACAAACTTTTACCGCTTGACAAATGCCAACAATATTCAGCAATCATACTATGAATATGCGCAATATCTGAATCGCTACCTTCTGTTCCAATTGCTTGCCATCTAGGATTATTAGCTGTGACAAAAAATTTCATAATGTCAATAGCAGGTGTTATACGATTAATAGTAAAATCTGGCATACCACCTTCTTTTAAATGTTCTTTTTCTTCTGCTGAAAGTTGGTCATTTAAATAAAAGTCCATACTTTTTTGAGAATCAGTAAACCATTTTTTTCTAAAATAACTATTAGCCTGATTAAATAAATGTCTATTTACATCGGCTTTGTTTTTTCTTCCACGTTTAGCCATGTGTTACCTTATTACTTTTTCTTTCTTTTTGACTGTACTTTATCATAAACCGTTTTAGCGGCTGCACCTATTCCCATGCCACCAAGAGCAGCTTTTTGTCCTTGATTAATAAGATTAGCTTTCATCATTTCTTGATAAGCTTTTCTTAATGCTGGTGTAGATACTTGCATTGTGTTTCTTAAAACTGCTGCATCTTTAACTTTTTTAAGCAATTTACCTGTTCTAACCACAGTTCTTGCTTTTCCACCTGGAACTGGTGCAAACAAATCTGCTACTGCAATAGCTCCTTTTCCAGCTTTTACTAAGTTTGGTCTTGCAGCCATTTCTTTTGAAATTCTTGCCAACATTTTTGCTGTTCTGCGGGCTTCTTTTGCATCACTCATAATATTCTCCGTTTGTTAACTATTTATAAATTCTTTTAATTAATCTCTTATCTCAAAATGAGGTAAGTCATCAAAATTGTTATCTTTTAATTCTGTATCTCTATCCCAATCTCCACCCCAACGAACAGTAAGTCCCATTGAAGCTGCAATCCCCATAACAAATCCAGCAAAATATGTAAATCGTTCTCTATCTTTCCAATCTATCGGATAAGGAGCAACGTCTACAGCCAATGATGGATATTGGTTATGTTTACCTTTTGGATATTTAAGTTTACTAAAACCTTCTTCAAATAATTTGTCCTGTTCTTCTTTTCCACGATGTCCTTGTAAAACAGTACAATCAAAATCTTCTACTACTCTTTCAAATAGCTCTATTAATCTTGGGTCGCAAGTATTTAATCTTTCTTGTGATTTTTTACCAAAACTAGCCATTATTTAACCTTTTTGATTGCATTAAATAATCTATTTTGAACTTCTGATAAAATTTCCGCATTACTTTTTGCATCAGGATAAACTGTTTTATATTCTTCGTCACTTAATCCCCAAGTACCTTTTTTCCATTTATTGTATAATGCTTCATTGCCATCTTCTAACAAATGAGCTGGAAAACCCATTTTTTTAGCATAGTTTATTTGTTGTATATAATTATCATCAAAGTTTTTTAAACTATAAGCGTTATATAAAGAATCAGCTTCTGCGGTTTTTGCTCCATATACACCATCTACTTCTAATTCAAAACCTAAATCATTTAATCTTTCTTGATAAAAAGAAGTTTCATCTGGAGTCATAGGAGTTGCAATCATTGGAGTTGCAATAGTAGGTTTTCCAGTTGAAGGAGGAGCTGTTCCGATTTTATCTACTTGAGGAGGAGTTCCATCATATAAAGGTTTTTCCATTAATTTAATTTCTCCCTCACCCATTGATTTTTTAATTTCATCCCAGTTAAAGTCTTCTTGTTTGGCTTGTGCCTCTTCAGCTTGTTTCATACCTTCTTTTGTATATGGATATTTTTTATTTCCTACTTGTGGCATAATTTATTCCTTATTTTTTATAAACTTTTTCTGCTCCAGCAATTCCAAAAGAACCTAATGTTACCCAAACAAATGAATTATAAATATTATCGTTAATTATAATTTCTTGTCCTAATAAACCTGTTACTAAATCTACAACTCCAAATACACACATAAGTGCAAAAGAAATAAATCCAATAATAGATTTTTCATTATATTCATTCTTATCTTTAAATATTGCCCACATCTTTCTTCTCCTTTAAGCTATTAACCAATTTTTAGCTTTTTTCTTTGGTTTATACCATCTTGGCTTATTTTCTGACCTATTTTGTTTATAATTAGGGGGAAAAGCATGTAAATTAGCATAATATAGTCCCTCAATTGTGTCATCATGAGCCATTCTTGGTCCAAATGTAATGATTTCATTAATTAAATCAAACATATTTTCTCTAAAATATAAGGAACCTACACTAAAAATGCCAGATAAACCTGAATAAATTCTATTTCTTTTCTGTGTTCCTCCTGGTTTTTCAGGAATTACGCTAATATCGTAACGATTAATTCTCCTCCTTTCATCATTAAGAGCTTGAAAAACACTACGATTCATAGCGACATCTTCTACTGTTGCGCTACTACAATGGTATTTTTTATACAATTCAATAATGTAATCTACTACTCCTTTTTTATCAAATATTTTACCATTTTCATCTTTTGCTCCTAATGTTGGAATACTACGATGTCTTTCGTATTCTAACACATAACGATTATTGTTTGCATCAACTGCGATAACCATAATAACACTAAAGTCTGATTCTTTTGTATCAATATCAGTAGCTGGGTCGCATCCAATAAAAGTATTTACTGGAGTTTTTTCTCCATCTTTTACAATGTATCCCATACCTTCATTGTCGTCATATTCGTAATAACCTTCCCAATATTTTATATGTTTTTGTGTCCAAATAGAATCTTCTTCAGATTGTACTTGCATCATATACTCTTGATAAAACTTAGAAGGCGTTCCACTATCTTGATAGAATTTTTTCTTTTCTTCTAATTTTTCCAATGGAAACCAACCAGGCCACAAAGAACTTCCATCTGGGAGAATTGCTTTATAAGTAATTACTCTCCACGCAAAATCATCTTTGCTTTCTTTTTGACGTTCATAATTAATGATAAGATTATTGATAAAGCTATCAAAGTGCACAGGAGTACCATTGACCCTAAGACGACCAGTATGAGGCTCAATAGCAGGATAAACAACAGCAGTAACGAGGTTACTGTTTTTAGACCTTGCTTCAGCCGTGATAGTATTTGCTTCGTGTTCGAAGTCGTCAAGTATGATGAGGTCGTATCTTTTATGCAATTTAGCACCTCCTCTAATACCCGCAACATTTGATTTACTAATGAGTTTACATCCATTGGATAACTCCACATCTTCTTCTGTCCATTTTTTCCCTTTCAAATTACCAAAGTAATATTTTATTTTATCGTTAAACTCAAAATGGTATTTGATATAATCCATATTACCAGTACTAAGTTTTTGCGTAGCAGATACCCATGCATAAAATAACATATCGTCTTTAGGGCAAAAAACAAAGTCTTTAATAATTGAGCATTTAGTAAGCACAGTTTTTCCATGACCACGAGGCAAAATAACTGCTAGTTGTTTAACTTCTGGGTTATCAATAGCATCAGCCATTTCGTAATGAAATGCAGGTGTTTCACTTCGCATAAAATCGTCAGGAAGAAATAACTTCCCAAATGCAATCATGTCTTTACTTGCTAGTCTTAGCGCTTCTTCCGCTTTGCTTATGTTCTGTATCTTGTGCATTTTTAGTTTCTTCTTTTAATATTTTATCCATATAGTTTTTTAAATTATCTTCATCTTTATTCATACGAATATATTTATCAACTACATTGTCCATCATCATTACATGTCTTTGCAATATTTGTAATTGCATATTTAGTTCTTTAATTGCTCTTACTAAATCATGTTTAGATAATGTGGGTTTTTTTGCTTTAGCCACCTTGTCCTACCTTTCTTTTTTTGTAATTAGGACTTTCCTTAGTATAGTATTTAGTATTATTACTCATACCTTGTCTAGTCTTCTTCTTTCTTTTAACCCTCTTTTGGAAGGTTCCGAATATTCTTCTTCTCATTTATTTCTTCTTTTTCTTTTTCTTTTTTGGTCTACCGACTTTACCGCCGTATGTTCCTGGTCCTTTTGGCATTTTAATTCTCCCAACAGTTTATTTTATCTTTAGTAAATTCCATAGTAATCCAACCCGTACGTTGAATCCCATAGAAGCTATAACGAGCATAATCTGCATATCTGAGGAACGACCCTCCTCTTACATACCATTTTCGTTTTAGACTTTCTTCTCCGTCTTCTATTGTTAATGAATCAATTGGCTTACAATACAACTGATGATTATGTCCTAAAAAGTATACATCTCCATCAGAATAAACCGAAGCCATTTTATCCAATTCTGTGTCTCCGTTCTTAGCTCCACTCTTTCCGTGTCCACTAACAAGAAACCAATCTTTGTCGCCAATAGTAATTTGTGCGTATCCAGGCAATCTGAAATATGGAACATCCATTTCACTTGCTAACGTTTTACATACATCAAAATCTAGTATATTAAAACTTCTTAGATAGTCGTGATTCCCTCCTCTTATAAATAGGCACTTATCCTGTATGGGTTGTACCAGTTTTAAGAAGCTTAGATATTGCTCTTCTGGTGGAATACTTTGCCCTCTTTGATTTATTTTATAATTAGGGGGAATCAGTTCTATCATATCTCCATTACCAAACCATCGTGCATTTGGGTCTTCATATATAATTTTAATTGCCTCTTGAAATTTTTTCAAATCAAATTCGTGTGCTCCTACGTGTATATCCGTCAATCCGTGTACTCGTAGTTTTTCATCACTTTTTACTTGAAATAATTTTCCTGGCTCTATGTGCTTCTTGTCGTATTCTTTTACATCAGAAGGTATTGGTATAGAAAACCATTTCCCACAAGACTTACAACTATATTGTTGTTTTAAGCCTTTTTTAGTTCGCTTTTTACCTTCTTTTTTTGTCAACATACTACTACAATGTGGACATATCATTTTCTTTCCTCCTCGGAAGTTGTTTCTGGAAGTATAGCTCTAGAAGCTCCTTCTATTTCTTCGGGACTAAACCCTTGGAACATTCCAACTACTCCAGTTTCTATTTTCTTAACTTGATTACCTAGCGTACCGATTGCTTTTCCTAGTTCTTTTAAAGATTGCAATGCAATATTCTGGTCTTCACTTGTATCAGCTAATTGCTTTAGGGAACCTAATATATATGCATGGTCAATCCCTAGCTCTTTCGCTATTTCTTTTGAAGTTTTTTCTATTTCACTCATTACTCGCTCCTGTTTAAGTAAAACTACAGCTTTTTTTCTAGCCGTGTTACGATTTTTTTCAGTAAATGCTTTCATATAAGCACTTACAGCGTCTTTTCCTACTGCCACGCTAGTGGCAAAAATTTTCTCCCTGTTTGTACATTTGGACCTCTCCTTTACCCTACTAGAAGTATTCTTGATTTTAGTGCTAAATGTGTAGCGATTCGGGTGTTTTTCAAAGTCCGTGTCCATGTAAGTTTTCTTAGAATTGATAAATGTGCCAACTATGGTTCTTACATAGCCTTTAGATTGTTTATAGTTTTTAGAATCTTTTGGATGCGATAGATTGTTGGAAACTTTTAAAAGCTGGACAATACGACCATCATCACTCTTAACCCAATCACCTTGTTTAGCATCTCTCCATTCGGAGTGAAGTATCCCTTTGGGATGGTCCTTTAAAAACTCCTTTTTCGTATCATAGACGTAATGTCTTACGTGTTTAATCTTTTTACTTTCCACGTTTTGATAATTGTTTGTGTAGAGATTCTATTAAATACATAACATCTTTGTGTATAAAATATTTTCTACCATTGATTTCTATGGGTACACTATTAGTTCCTTCGTCAGCATCGCCATCATTTTCAACATATTCCATTGTCATATCTTCATCTTCTAGAATCTGTTTAGACAACTTCCTTTCTAATTTAACCAAGCGTTCAATATGTCCCAAGATTCGTTCCTGGTCCTCTTGTGATAACTTAGCTAACCAATTAATTGATGTACCCATACATTTTTTCCTTGACATACTATATAAAACACTTTATCTTCAAGTAGTCTACGTAGCTACCGCAGATACTAGTAGATAATAGTAGATTATGTAGATTTCTTTTTCTTTGCTTCTTTCTTTTTCTTTAAATCTACTTCTTCTTCAAGTTCTTTTTCTAACTCTTCTTCTACTTCCATTTCAGATATTACTTTTTGAATTGCAGATTCTAGTAGCTGTTGATTTTTCATTCTTTCTTCCTGCTCTTTTCTAGCTACTCCAGTTAGAGCATTGCCGCCACCTAAATCTTTACTAGTTATCGTCATACAGACTCCTTTGTTTACATTCAATCTAAGCATACCCCATGTTATTTGCAAGAAAAAATTGTAGGATTTTGAAATGCACTCATATATCTATGTGGTACCCCCTTTCCTGGGATTATCGAATAAAAATTTTTAGTTGTAAACCAAATTGGAGGAAGTATCATGGCGAAAGCAAATGCTACTAACACCAAGAGTAAGTTAAGCCAAGAGATGCGCTTGTCTATGTTCAAGAGTGCAGTCGCAATGGCTATTGGTAACTTACAACGTCAGTCAGCGCTTTCTAAGCGTGGAGTACCAGATTGGCGTGTCATTTCCCTATTTAAGTCTCTTGTAGACTTAGGCGTCGAGTTAGACGTTCTGGAGACTCCAGGTGGGAGCGATGCTCTTGAGTCGTTAAAAGCGATGTTCAAATAGAGGTGATAGACTATTTGAATCTGAATAAGATTCGGGGTGTGATGAGCCTGGCAACGGAAGTTCATCGTTCTATCTTTTTTACTTTATTAATCTATTATCATTATCATATATATACAGATATGTGGATAACACGTTGATATATTGTGCATAACTATATAAATAGATAAATATAACCCTATATATATACACATTATGTGGATAACATGGGGATAAACTGGAACATATACAAATTGGGATTATGTATACAAGATGGTTCATGCAGTAACAGCTGTGAATTATGCTTAGACATAATAAAAATACTATACATTGTGATTAGATGAAAGTACTCTATGAGGCGGGCGGTATAGGTATGCAAAAATCCGAAATAAACAAAGAAAGAGGTAATTAGATGTTTGAAGATATTAGTTATAATGAAAGAGATTTATTATTTATTACATATAAAAGATTATATTTAGAGGTACATGGTTATCCATTGCCTTATACTGAAGAGTTAATTATCATTCGTAGTGGTATGAGCGTTCAACAATTGAAAGAACTAATCAATGAGTTGGACCTTATGATGATTAAAAGAACCCTTCATAGCGTTTACTAAATACGTATTACATTCTATCACATTAGGTAATACTCTACTGGTGTTATATTATAAGAGGTGGTGTTCCACGCTTGTAATAGCTTATTTGACGTCATAGATTACTTATTAACCTATCAAAGAAGTTAACGGAGTTGAATTTGTTGATGACATAAACGAAAGAGACGTGTTTTCAACATTAATCGGTCATAGAAGTTGGAATATAATACCAGTTAAACTTAGGCGTACATAATACCTTAAACCTAGTTAGTTTATGTACATTATATATTACCTCTATGTGCGCCTTACATTTTTGATATAAGATTTGGTCCATTCTACCATAAAAGAATCGGGTGTATATACTCGTTAAATAAACTTGGAAACAAGGATAAAGTATTGATAGCTTATTGTAGAGATATTCAATGCGACATTATTTATAGTGTTTGAGTATACAATTGGAATACATAGAAAACTACTGAGTAAGTCCTTACAGGCACTTGGTAGGAGTCTATATTGGTGAATCAACATCAATTGAGCTAGCAATAGCAATAGGAATAATCCATAGGGTATGACATAATGGTGTAGGAGCCAGGTTGTTGTATTCAGTCGGTGTATAGATGCTTATGCGAAAGTGTAAGTATAAGACAGCCAAGACCATGTAAACCTTTTCCTATAAGGAACATAGAGACATGTTAATCAATAT